TACTGAGAATTTTACAATCCCCAAAGAAAACTTAGTCAAGATTATTAACAAAAAATTCCCCGATTTTCGATCAATATTGATCGAAGTTGATCAATTCAGACTGACTGGACAATCAACACAAACTAGCACAGTAACAAATTTGAAGATCAAACAAGACCTCTACAATTTAATTTTCGATAAATCAAAAAATTTTGAGGAAATTTATAATTTTCTCTTGGAGACTTTTGGTCCAGAGAAGATAGATGTCCTATTCGAAATGCTATCGAAACCATTCATTGATTACTCAATTAATGAAATGAAACAAAATGTTGAGAAATTGTTCCTACACACATACATTATTTGTGAACACCAAAAACTTTTAGAGACAAATACAGATCCAATAATATTAGGTATGACTGTTATTGGTAAAGTAAGAGACCTATTTGGTGGAAATAATATATAGTGTATGGCAGCTTTTGACTACACCGATTTTTACATTCTAGATTCTTCATTCAATAAATTCAACGATACTGAATTAATAGAAGATGATTTGATTAGATTAATAATTCAAAAATATCAAGTTTTGGTTTATACAAATCAAGGTGATGTATTGGGTGATCTGAATTTAGGGACAAATTTATTGGAATTATTATACGAAACCAAATTAGCCGCGGGTCCAATACAAGAACAAATTAATCAACAAATAAATGCATACATACCAGAAATATCTTCTACCCCATATGATTTGCAAGTTGTGTTTGAACAAGATCCAGAGAATTTTCAGGAAATAATGTTTATTAGTTTCAAACTAGATGAATTTGAAATAGTGAACCAAATTGGTACATTTCTATAATATATACATCTATGATACACCTTCAGTTATTTGAACAATTTAGCGATGCGAAGAAAAAAGTCCTTATAATAGTTGATGTTCAAAAATCTTTCAAGAAATATTTTACAGATAATTATATCAAAGCTTTGAAATCATTATCTACTAAGTTTCATGAAGTTTATCAAATTTTTGATAATCATCACCAAGGTAAAAATATCGATGGTGATTATTTATATGATGATGAACCAGAGTTGGACAACACTTCGGACCTTTATCGATTTCCTAACCAAAAAGATATAATCGAAAAAAGGTATAATTATGATGTAGATGTTGATTTTTATAAGGAAATTTTAGACGATGATGTCTTCGATAAAATAAAATCACAAGAAAATGAGTTGGTTAAAGGTCAATATTTTCCCACATCCGAAGGTACCATCATTGTTTTCATAGGTAATAAACACCAATGGTTCCATGTCCCAAAAAAATTATATGATTTGTTTATCGAGTTGAGAGAAGCACAGTCAGATGATGCAAAAATATCTATTGTTGGTGGGGCGGATGGTGAGTGTCTGGATGATATAATAACTACTTGTAAATCACTCGGTTTGGAAATAAATAAATTAGAAAATTACATTTACTCAGCTTCCAATTGTCCCATAAAATAAAACCCATCATTTCTGATGGGTCTTTGATATTATGCTGATGGAAGTTCTTCCTCTGCACCACCACCTTCTTCTTCCTCTTCTTCTTCCTCTTCAACTTGACCTTGTGCTTGACCCTGTGTCTGACCCTGACCCTGTGTCTGTCCTTGTCCTTGTGTCTGAACTTCTTCAAAATCTTCTCCTTGCGCAGGTTCAGTCTGAACTTGTGCCTGTGGTTGAGCCTGTCCTTGTCCTTGTGTCTGAGCTTGTGCCTGACCTTGAGCCTGTCCTTGTCCTTGAGCACCACCTACTAATATAGTTGCTGGAATAGTATCGACATTCATACCTGTCTCAACGACGTGTTTTACTAATTCCTCAACGATATCCATGTCACTATAAAAATCTCTTAGATTTTTCTGAGTGTTATCAGATACCTTTTTGATATAGGAATTTACTAGGGATTTCTTAACATCTACAATTACTCTAACTTTATAATTGTCATCCACTTGTAAAACAGATTCTTTTACAACTTGTGTTGGATTTTTTTTATTTTTATAAGATAAAAATTTTCTAATGTGATTCATTACTTTGAATAATTTTTTATTATATATTTAATTTACAAATCGTTTTTTTTAATTTACTAAGGTTCCCAATAAAAATAAACTTAAAGCTCCAAAACCTAAAGTACCACCGATCAACCATTTTCTTTCGGACTGTAATTGTTCTACTATTTTATTGAAGTTTTCTATTTGGCCAGACTGTAATTTCTTTTGGTCATCACATTTAGATAAATCTTTTTCCAAATTCAAATTCTTGGATGTCAGTGTTTGTATAGTCAAATCTTTATCTTTTTTATCTTTTTCAAGTTGATCTATCAATAGTTTATCAATTAGTTGTTTTTGTTCATACTTGTTTACAACAACAAAATATCGTTTTAGAAGGCTATCACAACCTAGTCTCACATCTTTGAATAAAGATAATAAAACCTCATGATTATACATTTTCTGCGCTTGTTCAATTGAATAAATTATGCCCAAAGTGTCTCCATTTTGGATATAATATTTGGGATAATCCGTTGACTGCGATCTTACAGATAAGGAATAGAAAATACCTATTATAATAATAATAATTTTTTTCATAATTATTTAAGTTTTTCAGACATTTTTTCGACCAATTTATCTTTAGGTAGAATTATTGGATTTTCAATCAAGTCATCGATTTCTTTTTTTCTTCGAGCTAACATTTCATTATAAAGTTTTAAATCTTCTCTCAAATCAATAATTTCTGTCTCTTTTGATTTTGATAATTTTCTATAAAAATTTATTGTGTCCGATCTCAGATAAGATAATTGTCTCAATCTTAATAATTCTGCATCCAACAATTTCCTTTCATTGGCTAACGAATCTCTTTGTCTTTGAATTTGTTTTATTTGAATGTCTTTGTCGTCGGTATCATTTTGTAGATTTTTTATATTGTCATTTTGCATTGGTTTGAAATAAAACCACACACATACACCCAAAAGAAGAAAAATCAATAAATCTTTCCATTCGACCACAATTTGTTTGGAACTCATTTGGAATATTAAATATTTTTTTATACCTTTGTATATATAATAATAAATCTAAAGTCCGAAAAAAATGTCAACAGTCACAAAATCGAAAACAAGTGAGCAGGTCGAGGCTATTTTAAGTAAGCCGTATATACTTATACTACATAATGATGATTATAATTCATTTGAGTGGGTCATAGAATGTTTAATCAAAATTTGCAAACACGAACCAAACCAAGCATCACAGTGTGCACACATAGTCCACTTTACAGGTAAATGTGATGTTAAAAGAGGAGATCATGACACCATAATGGGTATGTACAATAAGCTAAAGTCTTGTGGTTTAAGTGTTACTATGGAAATGTCTTAATTCCATAAATTTCTTGTGTTCGATTCCTGATATTGCTGGTACATCCTACGTTGTCTCCGCACATTGAGTAATGCTCTATAATCAGTAGCTTCTTGATAGTCAACACTTTTTAAGTGATCTTTGTATCTCTCTAGCAAATAGGATTCCAAAATAGTCGGAGCGTAATCTTCAACCATTTCTCTCCAAGAATGTTTCGAAAAGACACTACTTGTATTGACTAAAGTCATAACACAGTCATCGTTACCAATATCCGCTGCGTATCGGACATTTCCAGATGGAGTGATATGTTTTACAAATGTCGTGATTTCCTTTATGGTATCTTCGTTATTAATTAGAAAATTTCTTTTATCCATACACTCTTGATAATCTTTCACAAGAATATTCTTATTGTCTCCAACTTTCAAACCAATTTTCTCGTCTATAGCATCAGCTCTGTGTTTATATCTGAAAAAGACACTTGAACCGTAATTATTTTTCCCATCAAATATATTTGGTAAGTGTGCTAGAAATTCATTACCATAGTTATTCAATTCCAAAACAACTTTAAAATTCTCATAATCGAAATATTCAAACAACAGACAATAAAAAATTTCAGCTAGTTGTTTAACAGAAACAAGATTAGATCTAAACAAACCTATCTGTTGTAAACAAAAAAAATCTGATAGGTGTGTATACTTGAATTTATTTTGCTCGATAAATTCGGGATTTTTGGGTGATATTTTGAAAATATTGATAATTGAATAATCTTGCCCTAGCCCCTCAGAAATGTCTACAGATATCACACCCTTTATTGACTTTCTCATTAACGGTGAAAAAATATCATCGTCATCAATCCATTTTAAACCCTCATAGGAGAATTTCAGTCTTTCATCAAATTCTTGAATCTGCTCATACGTATAATTTTTCTTACTATTTAAAAGATTTTCAATTATACTTTCATCAAGTAAAGATCTCGTAGCGTTGACAAATCTCAATCCATATTCTTGATTAAAAGCATCCTCACCACCAATATCCTTAATAGCTTCTTCCTTCCAAGTAGTGACCTCACAGAATGATTGTATCGGTAATTCAACATCATCATTACTTTTGAATTTGAAAGATTTGACCATTTTATCCGAACAATTATCATTATTGAATACGTGAATAACGTCCTTCATCAAATCTGTATTGAACCTCATTTCTACCTTTGTAATATCTGAAAATTCTTCACTTACTTGTCTCAACAATTCATCTTTGGTCACATTAAATTCATGCATTTTGTGTGGATTAAGTCTCAGATAAGTTACAAATCTACCCGGTACTTGATACCAATAAACCCTTTTAGCTTTATAGTTATTTTTCAATGGGTCACCATCTGGTCTTTCTGCATCAGTTAATAATTTGTAAAAAAGGTTCATCCCGTTTGGTGTGGACGTGATTACAATCTTGGAGTTTTCAACTGCAGATACTACTGGAAATACTGCCGTGTAATATGGCTCAATAATATTAGAAGGTATGTGGGCAAACTCATCCAAGTACAAAAAGTCAATCGTAAAACCAATAGCTGGTGTTTTACTTCTGGCTGCTGATTTAATTCTGCAACCATTTTCAAAAATAATAGTTCTTTGATTCCAGTTCTTCAAACCAACTTTCAAAAAGAAGGGCAATTGTTGATAAATTGATTTTATCTTGTCAATGATTTCTATGGTCGTACCTGCTATATTAGCAACAATCATTATGTTCTTATCATTGTTAAACGTCACATAATGCAACATAGTGATTGCAGCATTGATTGTTTTACCTATTTGGCGAGAACCCATAAGTATTGAAAATCTATTCTTATTATAAAGGTCTAGAACATCTTTTTGATAATCCCTCAATTTGATGTTTTGTATAGATCCATCTTCAGTTTTGATACGACAGTATTTTTCAGCAAAGTAGTGTATGTCAAGTTTACATCTGATGTATTCTTGGATTTCATCCTCAGACATCATAAATGTAATACCTGCTTTTCTTAAACCTATTTCACTAGAAAACCAAGGATTTTGGAACCTTTTTATTACAACACCATCGTTGATTTTGTCTGTGACTTCTTCAACAAGTTTGGTGGTAAAAATGAATTTCCTCTCCTCCTCTTTTTGTTTTTGTTGAGCCATGAGGAATTTATAATTTAGGATATATATACCAAATTTAAGAACTCCAATGTCCAAAAAAGAAGAAAAAATACAGAATTTACAAGATGAGTTCTCTAGAATCCAAGAGGATAATAAAGATATAGATGTATCAAAATACTTAGCAAAAAAAGATGACCATCTACCTGATTTGGGTACTATACAAATTTATGACTATGATGCTGACATCGATGAAACTAAGGAACAAGCAGATGAGGTGTTGGAGTCGATGGTAGATTTGTATCTTGGAGATTATCCCGATTTGGTCAAGCATAAATATGTTCAGCAGAAAATGAAAGAGGACGCAAAGGTTTATGCAGACACTTTGTTTCTACAGAAAATGACTAAAAGAAATTTTCTTACACAATTGAAACAAGTGGACAATGGTGATAATTCCGCTAGGATGCATGAAGTAGTAAACCAATCTGTATCTCAAATACGAGATAATATAAAATTTTCTCAAACTCAAAGGACCGAATTCGAAAAATTTTGGA